GTATGTATTGATTCCAACCCAACCGGCATGAGATACAGCATATGCTGTTGTAGAAGCATATGAAACTTCACCGGGATCGATACCAAAGATATCATCAGCTCCATAGTGAGTATCACCAAGAGTTGATTTTGGCTTCTGAGAAATGGTATAAGCAATACCAGTAAGTCCATCAACCAAATATCCAAGATGTTGAGTGGATGCAATAGAAACTACAGTATCGGAAGATACTGAAGAAATAACTGCTTCTCCCCATGTCTTTGCCGCACCTACAGAAATTACATCACCAGCAGCGGCACTAGTGAAAGTGCTGTTGGTTCCAGTAATTCTTTTATTTGCCAAATCTACAGCGATAGTACCTGTAGCATACACCGCATCAGCTGTACCCCAGAGTGCCATTCGTTTTACCTTACTAAAAAATTGTCGTAGAAATATTTATAAAAACTGTACGGTGACAGTTATCACTCTTCTCTTGCTTTAATAGCCTTAGTGACTGCCTCAAGAAGTTGATCGTCCATATCAGTCTTTGTCAGTTTTACTGCTTTACCAAGGATAACAAGACAAATATCAATCAGTTTTTCGCCAAGTTCCTCATTCTCAGGAATTTTAGCTACAGCATCTGTGATGATTTTTGATGCCAGGGGAAGAAGAAATGAAAGCATGATGACCTCAAACAAAAGATTATATTCTATATAGCAGGTTCAGTCTTTATTTGACTCCCACTTACCAGTTTCCTTATTGAATTTTCTAACTTCTCCAGGTCTCAATTTGTTTTTTGCCGATTGGGCGTCTTTAACATATTGATTCCAATTCTTACCATACTTCATTCTGCTGTCTGATTTCTCAAACTTTTTCTTCTCATCATCATATCTGTCATAGCGACTTTCATTTACGTCGCCCTTACGATCTCCCTTATTAAAGCTCTTAAAGAGGTGTTTATGAAGAGGTTTTGCCTTCTTCATAATTTTATCTTTCTGAGAATAATTGACTTCTTCTTTTTCCACTTTCTTATCGGGGAGATTCTTATGCTTAGTTGATGCAAAATCTTTTACATCTTTTTTCTTCATGGAAGCAGCAGCCTTCGCAGTTTCGGGAGTAGTCGGTGCCATCTCACCCTTTTGGATGGCACGAACTATACCAAAGAACTTCTGTTGTGCTTTAGATACGGCAGGCATCAGTCACTACTTCCCATTCTGGGTTTACCGACTGCATCAGTCATCTTCTGAGCATCTGTTCTAGTGTCTTTTGGAAGAGGTTTTTTCAACATCTTAGCTCGAGCTCTCTGATGATCTCCATCTTTATATGGTTTTCTCTTTGCTGCTGCATCACGAGCAATTTTCATCTGTTGATCAATAGACAGTTCTTCCTGTGCTTGTTCGGGAGCAGGTTTCTTCTTCTGCATTGCCTGAACTCTAGCAGATAACTTTTGGCGGTCAAGCATTATTTGCTTCTTCTGAAGTTGCTGCATCTTAGGATCAGTTGCTACTTCTTCACCAATTTTTTCCTTACGGCCCGCACCAGCACCTCTGTAAGTTGTTGGTTTCTTCTCAACAGGGCCTCTTCCTCTCTCATATCCAGCCTTAGCAACTGCCTTGGCACGATCAACATAAGATCCAAGTTTCTTCTTGGCCTTTGCTGGTGCTGCTTGAATTTCTGCCTTCTTCTTCATAATCTTACCAGCAGTTTCTGCGGTCTTATCAAGTGCTTTTTTAGCAATAGACTTAATTCTATCTTTCAAAGATTTTTTAGGTTCTTCTTTGGTCTCAGGTTTTGGAGTGTACTTTGCCTTCTTCATCTTGAAAGAAGCAACCTTGGCAGGACTAGTTACTTCATCAATAGCATACTTGATTGCTTCCACAACCTGCTCTTCAGAATAACCTTCCTCAATCAGTTCAATATGAACACTCTCAGCAATCGAATCAACCTCGTCAACCTCAGAGATGAAGAGAACTTCTCCACCAATCTCTGAGATAGATTCTTTTAATTCTGGATTGATTGTAATTTTATTATTGACTTTCTTTTCTTTAATCTTTACTTCCTTTTCTTCACCAGAAACTTCAATAACAAGTTCTTCACCTAGTTGTTCAGAGACTTTTTTTTTAGCCGCAATCGCTTTACGAATTGCTTCACGACGCTTCATAATGTACTTATCACTTGTGGTTTTCTTTCCATCATTATCTACATCACCGTCTTCCTGACCTACAGGATCAAGGGCTTCAGTTTTTGACTTTGCCTTATTTCTTGCCTCAATCTCTTTATTCTGTCTCATAATATCTTTGATACTGCCAGATATGCCAGTAAAACCTGGCTTGGAAGGATCAGTTTGCTTCTCGGAATCATCCTTGTAACCACCAGCAGCACGGGCTGCACGGCGGTTTTCATCAACATACTCTACATCAATTGAAGGAGCACCACTCATATCTGCCTCGTCAACAGGAACAGCAGACTCGGCAATTTGCTCAAGATAGACTTGAGAAAGATTTTTCAAATGATCAGACATTTTGTTACTACTAGGTCTTTTTCTTATATTTATTTATGAAATTCTTAATTCCTGTTGTTCCAGTCATTCTCATTACATATTCTCTGAAGGCATCAGTCCCAACTAATCTTTGATCGCTATCAACTCCAGATGGACCAGGATAGTTCACAACAGCCTCGGCAACATCACGAATCCAGGCCTTGAACATAAAGTTTCCTTCTGCTACACAAATAAGATGATTGGTCCCCCTTCTTACAATCTCACCAATCATTCCAGTATTCATGTTCTCTACAATATCACCGAGATTGAAAATTTCCTCATTTCTATACTTCTCTCTCAGTGTTTTTGAATCATACTTTGGAGCAATCTCCCATAGAGCGTAAGATTCTTTCATATCCTTGACACCCATCGCCTTTCGGACATCAGCATAAATCTTTTTAGCATCAAATCCACTTGGCATACCAGCAGCGAAACCATCATAGTTTCCTTCAGCAGCTGCCTTTCTCAGTTTAGAAGCGGACATTCCAGCAAGACCCTCTGCATCAGGATCTCTGGCACCGGCAGATACTACATCAATCTCATCAAATTCATAGAGGTCTCCATTATACTTATGAGCTAAGTTTTGGAATTCTGATCTTCTATCTGCCCCAACAACAATATTAACTTTTTTATATCCTTGCTCCGATGCTGCGGTCAACACATCAAATATAGTTTTCTTACTATCATCATCAACTATGTTCTCTTCAAATTCTGGGAACATCTTTTTCATATACCCGACTTTCTTTCCAGGATCTAGAGGATTCTTCTTAGCATCCTGAGATCTAGAAGGATAAATCAACAGAGTTCCATTACCAGAAATTCTTTTGGCTGCCTGTAACAACTTCTCATGGCCAGTTGTTGGTGGATTGAATCTACCAAATGTAACCGTAAGAGTTGAAGTTGGCGTAGAACTTGCTGCAGGTTCTTCTGGTGCAGAAGCTGCTGGTGTAGGTGCAGGTGCTGTTGGTTTAGTCTGAGTAGCAACTGGTCTTTGATTATTGGGCGATCTATCCTGCGGAGGATCTTGTCCTGGTCTCTGTCCTTGATTATAAAACTTCAGTTCTCCACCAACAGTCTTAGCAACAAATTCTCCTTTTTCATCGTACCAGCCTCCATGACCATCTCCTTTGAGTCTAAGCTTCTTCGCTTGATCTGCTGCTTTAGATGTTCTCGCTTCGGTTAAAAATTGTGATAAACTCTTCGTCATCATATTAGTCGGTATGTATTATTTAGCGTGCTCCGTCCTTTCCTTTTACCGTCTGCAGCAGATGCATTTTGCCCTTTTGCAAGTTCAATGGTTTCTATAGATTATCCCAGTCTATGATTGTTTCTGGAATAGTTTCGATGTGAGCCATTCTTGCTTTCATTGATCTGCCAGTTTTTCCAAAAACTTTAATGAATGGTCCTGTTCCAGGCAATTCTTTTGTACTTGCCTTATATATTTGATAACAAAAAGCGTCCCATTTTCCAGCTTTATCTATTTCATGATATCTATGCAACCATTCCAATCCCCACAACTTAGCCGTCAATCTACTACCACTAGATCTTCTCTGACCTCTAGTTTCTAATCCATTTTGATCTGCTCTACACGCAGCGTCTAATGCCGCATCCCATCCAAGTATTTTGTTATTTGATCCTTCACCATAAGCGCCAGGAGTTCCAAAATTTATTCTAGAACCAGCAATTGTAGCATTTTTCAGATCTTCATACATCCGTCTCCAATAACTTTTATGAATTTCTTTCCAAGGTTGTCCAGGCTTAGGAATATATCTATGATTGGATGGTGATTGAACTGGTCTAAATCCAATACTCTTTACAAAATCATCTAATGGTGTAATAGAAGATTTCCCCAACATAGCTCCCGCACCTTTAGCAGCTAATGAATGTTGAGGTTTTTCTCTAGGATTTCTACCTTGGAAAGCTCTTGCTTGAACATGAACTTCATATCTTGTTCGTATTACACCACCAGGATCTACCATATCCCAGGAAATTTCTTGAGCAGTTTTCCATTCATTTTTATAAACCGACCATTCTAAATCACAATAAAAATTTTTATAAGTAAATTCATGCTTTGCTCTTAACTTTGCATTTGCAGATTGAAGATCTTTACTCATTTCAAAAGCTGGACCTTCAGTTTTTTTTATTTTTTTTAAAGAAACGGGCATCAATTCACCACTTCTAATATATTTTATCATTATAGAATTTAAAAGATCTCTATTTACATCTTTATCAACTTTTATAATGACATCACTATCAATTTCTCTTCTTATTTTTTGTTCAGAAGATCGGAGAACACCAACAACATCCATTGGATTCCAACTATCTAAAGATCCACTGACACCACACCTTTGTTGTGCAACATCATTCAAAAATCCCATCATTCCATCACCCCTTGACCATACCCAACCAGTAGAATTAATATTTCTAGAAATTGCATATTGCTGAAGAGCTAATACTTGTTTGTCAAAATTATTTCTCCATTCCACATCCGCTTTACTATTACCCAGAGGATATATTCCACTTCTACCAAAACAATCGCTTAAAAGTTTTTCATATTGAGAATCACTTGGGTTCCACCTATTGTTAATAAAGGTATCAAAAAACTTTGCAGAAACACTTTCCTGTTTACTAGTTAAATCATCCGCCATAATACTCAAAAACTCTTTCAAGTATTTAGAATGGAGAATAGGAGACTCGAACTCCTGACAACCTGCTTGCAAAGCAGGTGCTCTACCAACTGAGCTAATTCCCCGATATAACCATTATATAGAAATTCAAATCAGATATCAAACATCTTACTGATTAGCAGTATGCTTAGGGTTTTTCTTAGGATCTCTCTTATCTAAGACTGCACGATAATTATACTTGCCCTTCGTAGCAAGTGCTTTCTTCATATGACCTCCAATTCCAGAAGATCGATCAACTTCTTTCTGTCTTCCTAAGTCAGCATTAGGAGTATTTTGCATGTTAGAAAGATTGTATGCTGCTCTTTCATTTTTGCCAGTGCCTCTTGCACCACCTTGCTTATACGCCGCACTACTTCTTCTCTTGCGTCCCATTTCAACTGCTTTTGCTCTTGCTTTTGCTGCAAGATCACCTTCTGCAATTTCTTGAACTTCGTCAAAAGTTAGTTGAGACATAACTTCTAATGCATTCTCAATCTCTTCATCAAGAATTTCAAACACAATATCAAATGTATCGAGTTCTTCTTTGGCGACCAAACCGGGTACATCCTTATTCTTCTTAGTTACTTTATCGTGCTTATCGATAGAAATCTTTTGATAATCAGCATATGACTTACCAGCAGAAGGACCCTCTCTACCAGGACTTTGTGCCTTACTTCCGGCCTTTCTTTCTGCTGCTCTTTCTGCTGCAGCTGCCTTTCTCATTTCAGAATCTTGACCCTTCACTGCTTCATTAACTTCTTGTGAAGAATATACACTCTGATATGCTTCAGATAAATTCATTTGCCTTTAATACTAGTATATTCATATTTATAAAAAAAGACCCTCAAAGGGTCTCGGATTCTTCAGATTCTTCTTCTTTCTTTTTATTGAAACCAAAAGGACCTGAAAGTTTATCTTCAAGTTTTTTCTTGAGTGCAATACCACCGATAGTTTCCATTACTTTTAGAATGTCTTCTACCTTTGCACCTTCACCAAGTTCTTTGGAAATGTACCAATACTTTGGCCAAAACTCATCACCAGCTGCTTTGTAATCTTCTACTGTAAGTGTTTTCACAGATCTCCCTCCTTACGATTTTCAGAATTGTAAACATTAAATTGACCACCAGGATAACGAGATGTAAGTTTATCTACGTTCATACCAATCACTTCATCAAAAGTTGTATCCAGAGCCATACATGCTTGAGCAAGATACCAACAGATATCTCCCAATTCACGCTTCATGTGAAACACATTTTCTTCATTATATGGTTTGCCTTGAAATACAATCTTTTTCACTACTTCAGTAAACTCACCAGACTCGGCAGTTAAACCAAGAGCAGCAGTCAGAAGTTGAGTAGTATTGGTGCCATTAGCATCTAGTTCACGAAGACGAGCTTCAAGAACTAAATGCTCAAGACTTGGAGCACTAGTAACTCCTTTGACGAATTGAAGATACTTTTCAGTATCTACCTTATTTGGGGTTGCTTCTTCAGTCGAAATAGAAACGGTCATGTTAGATCAATTGGTTTAGAATCAGATTTTGGGAGTTGCTCATTATATTTTACTTCCCAACTACCACCAACACCGCCATCCATGTTGATAACGATATCATGAGTAGGAAGCTGCTTAGCGGGTGAGACATTAATTATGTCTCCTGGCAAAGGATTGAACGTAAAGTAGTGTCCATCCCAGTATTTGTTTCTAGAATGCATAAGATTAACTGCATCTCTTTCGATACCACAGTCGGCAATTTTTTTACCATCTGGGTCAAATACAGAATAGTAACCGTTCAAAACTTGAATCCCTCAAATGTTTTCTTTGATTTTGGTTCTTCATAATTATACTCTTCTTCTTGGCCACTGTCAATAATATCTTCCTGTGCCGACTGCTCACAATCATAGAGTCTCATCTTGGCACGATCAATTCCTACAATAAATCTCTTGAAGATAGTTGGATCATTATACCTATTCTTCAACTGCTTCACCATTATCTGACCAAGTTGTTCAAGTTCCTCAGTGCTAATAAGGGCAAACATAAGATCAGCAGTAGCAGGGAGACCAAAGGACTCACTAGTGTCAGTAAGGTCAACATCAGAGCTACCATAACCAGAACGAGTGGTCTGCGTGGCAGATACGATAGGGACGTTTGCCTCAACAGCCAATCCTCTAAGTTCTTCTGCAATACTCTTAATATAAGAATATGAATTGACAGTGCTGTTTCCGCGATAACGGGAGGAAGCACATATATTAAGGTAATCAATGAAAATAATATCAGGTCTGAATGACTTCTTAAGTGCAAGTTCGTTAAGAAGTGCCCTAAAGTGTCCAGCATGAGCTGATGCCGTAGGATATTCCTTAATTATAAGGGTGCCCTGAGTTTTTTCAGCAAGTTTAGTTACTTTGTTTTCAAACATTAACTTGGGAAGTTCAGTTATCTCCTGAATTGGAACATTAAGAAGGTTTGCATCAATTCGCTCTGCAATCTTTTCTTCAGCCATTTCAAGCGTAATATATAACACGTTCTTTCCACTAAGGAGTGCCGAAGAAGCGACATGACACATAAACAAAGATTTACCAACACCAGTGCCAGCGAGAGCAATATTAAGCGTTTTGTTAGGGAGACCACCTTTCGTAATCTTGTTGAAATACTCAAGGTCGAACTCGATCTTGTCTTCCTTGCGGTGATATGACTCATACCTTGCCTCATAATCAAGTAAGTAATCGTGACCCACATTAGAGTCAAAAGACACCGCTAGAGCGTCTGAGAGGATGCCTGGGATAGCATCACGGTCCTTCTTCTCATCCTTACCATCGGCAAGTGAGATGGATTCCATGAGTGCCAAATAAATGGCACGATCTCTGCACCACTTCTCTGTAGTGTTAACTAACCATTCATAATCTGTAGGAACATCCTCAAGATAGCTGATTAATTTTGTAATCTCTTGAAAAGAAGTGTCATTAATATCGTTACGCTTCTCCACTTCAATGCAGAGAACTTCTTTTGTAGAGGCAGTATTGTACTCCTCTACGAACTTTAACATCTCTTCAAAGACTACTTTTTGATGTAGATCTTCGAAGTAATCTGACTTGATAAATGGAATTACTTTACGGAGATATTCCTCATTATATAAAAGGTTTCTAAGAATAAGAACCTCAACTTTCTCCATAACTGAATTCCTTTTGTGCAATTTGGTCTAGTTTTTCCATTACTTCTTCAGTGAAGTATGATTCTGGATCTTTATAGATGGCCTTGGCATAGACCTTCTTGCCATCTATCTCATATCTACCAGCAACGTTTTTCCAAAGTCCGCCAATCTCACCGAGTTCAAGAAGACCATAATATCGATCAAGACCACGCTCATCGTAATACAAACGCACCGTAACATCTTTGTTCTCCTTGCTTAAACGCGACTTAGCAGTCTTTGCCTTGATAAGATTTCCAACGATTTCTGTTCCATCTTTCTCTTTTTTCTTGCTGAGATAGATGATTGTAGAAGCTGCGTACTTGAGTCCACTGCCTCCACCCATTTCCTTCGTAGGGACATAAGCGCCAATGACATCGTAGGTGTGGTTGGTAACGATCATAGGGATATTTGCTTGGCCCAGTTTAAGGGTAAGCATACGGAATGCACCTTTGACAAGTTGAGATTTAGTCATGTCGCGGACTTGTTTGTCGTTGAGTGCGTCTGTAATCTCCTTCTCAGTCGAAAGCATCCCCAAAGAGTCTAGCACAAACATACACGGTTTGCGTTCGTCTTC